CGACAGTCCCGTCTTTAACATAAGGCACTCGCTTATCTTTGACTCCGGTAGTTCTAACATTAGCAGGTATATAAAGAGGAGATTTAGGATCTAAAAAATCATGTGATTCTCCCATTCTGCAAACAACATAATTATAAGACATATCATTATCCCAGTAACATATTTCAGTGATAGCAGGCAAGCATTTCTCTAATCTGTCACGATCCAATTTATGAAATAAGTCAGAGAGAGGGCCTCTACACACGTCATATGAAAGAGCTGGAATATCTGGGTGTTGTTGAGCTAATCTTAACATAAAGCACTTGATAAAACGATGAGCTTTCTTATTGGGACCAGCATCCATTAATAGTCCGAAAGCTTTAACGTAAGCCGCTAATAAGGGATTTAAGTCTCTCTTATCAGATCGTCCAGGCTTACCTTTAAAGTTCCAAGCATCAGTAGCAATGCGAGTAGCATAAGCTTCAGTTTTACGCCAAGGCAAAATCCATGCGTATGTTTTTGAATTTGGATGTAAAGGTTTCATATTTATGTCGTACTTGACGAAGTAACGCTGTAAAAAATGTACTCCTTCGATTTTTATTTCATCATTGACAATATGAGTAAAAAAAGGTCTTCTACTCATTCTAGTATAGTGGTACATTTTAGTCTCACCTCTTTTAAGAGTGATGCCCCAGTCCTGAAAGACTTGAGCAAGCCACAGCGGGAAATCATTTACGTCAGGTCCGAACATTTGAGTCCATTCAAAAGGTATTTTCCAAATCCAATCATCACCGTAAAAGGCAAATTTAACTTTCTTAATAATGTCCATAGGATGTATTTTATATGGTAGTAATAATTTAATTAATGCGCTGACTGACATTATATAGGAAAACAAGGTGTTGAAATCAGCAGTAAGCAATGATCCACTGCACATAAGCGCTAGGACCAAATACCACTGATCACCAAACCATTGTACCAGTTTAATAGTGGAGTTAGCAGTTTCAAAGGCAAACAACTCCATAAAATCATCAAAAACGCTTCTATCGTCTAGTCTACACCATAATAATCTAATAAGGTTTAAAATAAGGAGTTGAGCAGTCTTGTAAGATACGTCTTGACCTTTAATGTCAAAAGTAATGAAGCAATATTTCTTTTCTTCCTCTTCATCTGCTTGAGTCCCTCGCCTTATCTGTTCTGGAAGATGATTGTATTCCTCTATATCTAGTGCCCAGAGCAACCAATGAGTTAAGCTACTCCAAACACTGCATCCGATCATGTTACACTTGGCTCGTCTCCAAGCACTAATGAAAGGCATAGAAAGGATTTTACAAATCATATCGTGAAGTTGACCCACCATTCCAATTAACCTAATCTTCCCCATTTCTGCATCTACGTCCCTGACTTCAGGCTTCGCCGTAAACACGTGGACTTGAGGTGGAATTAACTCTTCACTTCTTCCAATGTAATCTTTAATTTCAGTTAAAATCCGCTTTAAATCTTCCCTTGCAAAAGGTGTTGCACAGTTTTTATTTCCTGGCAGTTTAATATTGTAATGTTTGTAACCGTTGCCGGCCACCGGATTATAACCAAAAAACCATCCTATATCTTCGCGCATTGAAACATGCATGAGGTTTTTATGTGGTTTTAATTGTCCCAAAACTAGACCAAGGCCGCAAAAAAGAATATTATTATCAATTTGTAACCTAGCAGAGCCTTGGCCCATTTTGTTTCTTAAAGTAATAATGTTCTCTAAAGTAGGTATTGTACTAACGTAGGCTCCTTCAACGTAACGCTTAAGATTAGGACTTACCTGTAAACTAGCGTCAACAGCATAGAGTCGGATTTCCTCGTTAATAATGGTTTGAGAAAACATATTAGCAATTAATGGGGACATAGTAGGTGAAGTAGTAAAAACAGTAATTGGCAGGAATTTATCTGATGGGATCATCCCTAAAGCATTATCCAAATTACCGAACCTATTATCTTCGTGTACCACTATTTCATTAACCAATTGCGTGATGATATACAAGAAATCTGTGTGTTTGTCACCACTATAAGAGTAAACGAAAGCTACATCTCCTTTTAAATATGATCTACTTCCAGTACTAAAATCTCTCTTAAGTGTGACTACCCAGCACTTTGCGGTTTGGTCCATTCTAATATCAAAGTTATTCATTTTGTCCCAAAGTGCGGGGTTCTTCTTGTACTTTACAACTTGCCTCAAGTTGCGATAAAACAGTGTAACTTACGGGGCCACCTCCCGTGTTAAG